TTATAAAGACAATCATTTATATTTTTTGCTGGATCTCTTAGGTTGCATTTCTCTTTTGCTAAATTAAAAAGCTCAATGTTTTTAGCATGTAAAAAGAAAGCCCCAAAATCAAAAGCTATCCACATTGGTGTGCCCTTTTGGTTACACCAACCAGTTTTGCCCTTTACATTCATAAATTCTAAAAGAATTTTACCCTCTCTAGTAGAGTTTTTAATTCCTTTTAAATCTACGGTTTCTCCATTGACAACAAAGTCAACATGACCGATGTCTTGTTGTTTACCCGTCTTCTTTATATCTAAACCAGCAGATAGACAAGAATGTTGATAGCGTTTAACTGATTCATCCATCAACTTTTTCGTGTGAGCTATGTGGGCTGATCCTGACAACCCTTTAGCTTTATTTGACATCATATGCCTATAATATAGTTTGCTTATTAGAAGTCAATAAAAAACCCCCACCGTTTAGGTGGAGGTTCTTATGAGCCAGACAAAGAATTAATCTTCGCCTTTGTCTTTGGCTTTTCCTACGTTTAAGGCAGCCCAGTCAATAAATCCGTAGACTTTAGCCCAGAAACTGCCCTTCTTGGGAGTAGGTGTAGCCGCTGTGATAGCAGAGGCAAGAGCGATAGCTGCTGTAGCTACGCCGAACCAAGGGTTGTCCTGAATTAATTGTATGATAATGTCCATGATACTATCATTTACACTTTTTATCTGCCTTGACCCCTATATTTTTTCTTATAATGCTTACTATTCTTGTTAAAAGAGGTTTTTTTTCTAGAATTAAATCCTTTATAACTCTTCTTTTTTTTCTCCTCGTAGGAGGTTCCTGATTTCTTCTTCATTTATCTTTTACAAATTTGCCGTCAACCATCTTACCAGTCCTGTTTTTAATCTCATCATAAGCCATCTGCAAACAATAAGTAGTGTCAAGATTTACCATTCTTGCCGCGATGATGATCGTGACAAGCATATCACCAATGCCATCAGCGACTTCATCCTCTGCTTTCGAGATAGATTCCTGATCAAGAGCAGATGTCCGATATTCTTTAACAGCAAGAATTGTTTCATCTAGCTCTTCTTGAGTTTTATCTAACTGTGCTAAAGCATCTCCTTTATCAAAAATGCCGCGCTCTGCTGCCCAGTCGATGACTTTGCCGACTAATACTTCGTAGTTATCCATTACTTTATGTTTATGTGTTTAGGTGAGATTTCCTGTATTTCTACGCACAATTTTGTTATTTCATAAGCGCTCATGTCCTTAGCCTTATCTTTTAAATTTCTCAAATGCTCCATGTAGTTATGGTAAGTCTCTGATTGAGGGATAGAAACTTTTCTTGTGTGATCATAGATAGCATGATCATAGACCTCATACTTCTCTGGGTCTATTTGACGCTCTATGGGATCGTAATTAGTATTACCAACTACGTAGTTAAATATATCAGCTTTCTCTATCTTGATACGCATCAAGAGGATATTAGAGCGAGGAGTATTTGTGTCAAGAAAAACTTACAGAATTCTGATCCTGCTTCTTATCTTGGAAACGTGACGCTTCTTTTCTAAAACAGAACCGCCTTCTCTGCTACCAGCACCGTTGGTATTACCCTCTATAGTAGTTACATAACCACTTGAATCAATGTCTTTTACTGCTATGCCGATGTGAGAGAAACTAAACACAACTATATCACCAGCTTTGATATCTTCGTTTGTAGGTTTTCTCAACTCAACACCGTTACCAGCTTGTTTTTTAGCCCAGTTCTCAAAGTCCCAAGCACCAGCAGTTTGAGGTTTTTTAAATGCGACTGTCTCTCCATCTATAGCTTCTCTTACTAACCAACAAATAAAAGCAGCACACCAAGGCCAGCCCTTATCTGGATCTAACCAAGTGGCAGCTTTATATTCATCTACTCTTGGACCACAGTTACTACCATCAACTTCTGATACCCCTATTTCTCCACGCGCTAACTGAACCATCTTCTCTGCTATGCTACCAGTAGCATTAGCAGTCTCTTTTGTTGACAGTTTAGCTAGTATAGCATTCCAAGTCACAGGACCGTCAGCACCGTCAGCAGAAACACCAAGGAGTTTCTGGACTGCTTTTACAACTTCTTTTTTACCTCTGAAATTCATTTATATACAACGTGTTTTATGAGATGTGCATATGGACATTACGATTGATAAAACTATCGCGAGAATCATAAAGTCTCTATATTGACTTATTTGACCATACAACTCCTCTGATTTTCTTTCATTATAATACATCTTTGTATCCATTATGTTATTGATTGCATCAATTGTTGGGTCTGTCATTTGATACATTAATGGAATAGACGCTTTTATTTTATCTACATCATTATTGTTAGCCCACTTAATAAGTTGATCAACATATAGGCTAATTTTTTCCTCTTGAGCAAAAACAAAATCTGCATATTCAGTCTCATCTTCTGTGATACTATCTTTATATCCCTCTAAGTATTCATCTTTATTCTTACTCTCCTCTTCAAGAACATCAACCATTTCATTTGTTGATATGACACCATGAGATGTTTTTATAACAGAATCAACTATGATCACACCATACCAATCAAAACACATACCTATCTCCATAATAGAAGCCTCTGACTGACGGGCGTTTTCTTCTAAAGTATTATTAATGTTTTCTGTAAGAAGAATGCCTCTCCAAGAGAAAGCTAAACAGATAGCAGCTAAACAATATACTATAAATTTAGGTCTCATTTTTTAATAAATTTTTCTGGGTTTTTAGCGAATCTTTCTCCTAAACGAACTATACCAGATATAACTTCAGGGCTTACCACGCCTATAATACCGTATGTGATAGCTTTAGTCAGCGATGAGACATCTGTTTGCTCTAAAACAAACCAAGCTATGCCAGCAGCAATAGCAGCCGTCAATATTCTCTTAAGCTGTTGCTTGACGGATAATTCATTTTGACCTGACAAAAGTCTAGCGAACATCGCAGCAGCGCCAACCAGCGGAACCAGCCACCCTCCGTTAAGAAATTCCTTTATAATAGATTTTTCGGGTTCCATGTTTACTTATTTACACCTGATACAAAAAAAAGCCCCCTTCGCAGGGGGCTTAATTTTAATTTTTTTTAAATAAATTAGAAGCTATAAGTAAGACCAGCTCCAACTACCCAATCCTTTTGCAAGGAATAAGCGGTCCCGTCAGCATCATTATCGTTAAATGACAATTTAGCCGATACTACTGCATCCTCTGTCAACTGATAGTCGAAGTTCACAGCGATAAAAGGACTAACTGTAAGTCCCTCAACAGGAGTGGTGAATTCACGGGAAGCAGTAAGCTCAACGCCATATCCTGCATTTGATCCAAGCTCATGCCAGAGACTAGCACCAACTTCAAACCAATCAAAACCGTAGGTAGCTCCAACTCCGACTTCTTCCCAGCCACCATAGCTAGAATCAATCTTTTGGAAGTAAACTTCAGTGTCAAGTGTGACATTAAACAGAGTTAATGGGACACCCCAAGCGATATTTACGTCTGCCTCAGTCTCACCATCAGCTCTGTGGAGATCAATTCCAACAGATGCAACGCCACCAGAGAGCGGCGAGCCAAGTAAAATAGAAGCGCTAGTAGAGTCATCTCTAATAGCCAGACCTCCGCTTGTAGAAGTATTACTATACGCAATACCAGCTTCGACAGAAACGCTATCTGCAAGAGTAGCGTGAGAACCTGCGTTACAAATAGCAACGCCCAACATTGTGATAAGACTAATTATTGTCTTCATTATTTACGTATTTAGTTTATTTATGAGAACCTGTCAAGGGTGAATTTTTGTTGAATATACCTTTGTAGTATATCTCCCTCTCTAACCTCCTGTATCTAGCATCCGAATGCCATATCTCGTCAGTTAGAGGAGTATATGTGCCATCCTTGGTAAGCACAGGGTTATTCTTCTTCAATCTCAGCGTAGAAGGCTGATAGATGTTCAAATTGCCTAGTTTGGTAGTCGAGCTGCCTCCGCAAGATGTCAGCACGATCAGCGTCATTGCTATGGCCAGTAGACCTAAGTTTTTCAATTTCATTTATAAGTTGAGCTTCAGTATTTCTATGCTCTCTATGTAAATCATAGTAGAACTTTTTGTTTTTTAGAGTCAAGAACAACTCTAAAGACTTAATAAGAGATTTAATTAGACTTAACACTTGATCTTTTCCTGCATGAGAAAACTTCTTTTTCCTCTCCATTTTCACGAACTTCTTTCACTGAGCCTTGAACAGACTTAGCGCAATCAATTGCCCAATCAAGGGCACCATCTAGTTGATTACTGTAACAATGATGATACTGACCTTTTTGGTTGTATACTCTATATGAAACACAATTCATTTATTTATGAGGCTGGAATTCTAATGCTATTTTACCTGCGGTTGTTTTGTCATCTGACAGGAATCCGTGGATTAAAACACGATCAGTCAGAAAGTCAACACTTTTTTCATCTAAAAGGTATTTTTTGTCATCAAAAAATAATTCTCTTACTACTGTTCTCGGTCCTTTTCTTACAAAACCCATCTCGGATGTCTTACCCATCAAGTGCTCTGTTGCTTTATTAGCACCTACTACCTTAAATATTACACTCATGTGATTCGATTTGCTCCAAACTATTGTTTTTTTATCGTCTGTTAAGATAATAGCTCTTTTATCGTATCTGTCAACCCATTTTATATATGATTTTACTTTAAATGTCCTTCTGACCTGACTTTTTAAGTAATTTTTATTAAATTTAACTAATGCATCATCGAAAATAGCATGTGCGGCACTAATTAATTTAGGACTAGTGAAGTTTTTTCTGACACCAAAAATAAAATTTACGTCAAGACAATTAGTTTCCTCCTCCAAAAACACAAATCCCATGACTTTCCCATTTGATTCTGCCTTATATACTATTTTAGTAGAGTAAAAATTAAAACTACTTTTAATTTTTTTATCTCTTAATTGACGAGATGGCAAGGAACAGAAATCGTATGGCTTAGATCTTATACAAAAATCATAGAAAAAAGGCCAAACTTCACTGGTGTCCTTTAAATGTGTAATTTTCATTTCTTTATTATATTATACAATAATAAAGTGTAATTCAATGTATGGCGGGAGAAGGTAAAAATAAAGTAGCTACTAGTCTATTAGACTTGCAACCTACTGCTGTTTTAGAGCTTTTTAAAATTTTTCCCGACAGAATTAATAAACCTACATTGTTCTTAGGTTTTCATGGCGGCACTTTATACGATAAATCCTTAGTTTGGCAAGGAGTCCAGTATTTGCCATTATCCATAGAGACCGATGGTTTTGATATTTTAGCTGATGGTCAATTAGCCAGACCTAAAATAAAAGTATCAAACAAAGGTAACATAGTAACTAATTTCCTGCAAAACTATAAAGATTTTGTCAATGCTAAGGTAATAAGAAAAAGGGTTTCTGTTAAATTCTTAGATGACGCAAATTTCGATGGAGGAAATCCTTTCGGTGTCGCTGATGCAAAAGCAGAATTAACAAATCAAGAGTGGATCGTAGGACGAAAATTATCAGAATCTAAATTATTCGCAGAGTTTGAGTTAAACTCCCCATTAGATCTAGAAAGCTTTAATGTTAATTCTAGAGGTGTAGTCTCTAAATTTTGTTATTGGCAGTATAGAGGAGAAGGATGCAGATATCAAGGACAACCAATAGAGAGAGAAGATGGCTTAAGTTTTCAAGATGTTGATGGCAACCCTATAGCGCCAAAATATAGTCCACCTTTAAATCCTGATACATCTGGTCCATCGTCTGATGTAAATTTTTTTTATGACCCCGCTGCTGAGTGGAGCAATTCAAATACATATGTAGCTGGAGATACAGTTTATGTCAAAAGCCCATCTATTCTTATTGGAGGGCAGCCCTTAAAAACAGTTTATGTTTGTGTCAGTGGTAACTCAGCTCAAGTTCCAGAGGGTAATCCTAGTTTTTGGCAAAAAGACGGATGCACAAAAAGATTCAGCGCTTGTCAAAAAAGATTCAATGACAAACCTAATTTAGATTTTATAACTGATGCTGGAATAGAATCAGGTTTTAATTCTATAACTATAACTGGTTCGCGTAGTAATCAAAACCCGAATAAACCTTTTATGGACCCAAATGACCCTCTAATAGAGAGTCAGGGGGTATTTAATCAGCCATTCCCTTTAAATTCAGGTGTATTTCATAGCACTAGAAGTGAATTAACTGGTATTATGACTGGTGAATTCTGTGTTATTGGTTGGGCGCACATAAATGCAAATAGCCCAATTGATGCAGGTATTTTTAGCACCTCATCTAGAGATGATGGCGATATTCCACTTACTAGATTTATTAACATAGGAGGGGCTAATAACGCAAGGGCTTTAAGAGATACAGCTTTTAGAAAAGTAAAAGTATCTTTTTTAAGTGATACAGACCCACAGACCTCAGTTCAAACTCAATTACATGATGTTCAAAGAGGTGCTGGATGGTGGAGAGATCCTAGAGAGTATCATCAATATATTATTACTCATGAAACAGGGGTTCAAAGATTAAAGGAAGCTGTAGATGGTGGAGCTGATATAAATTCTGCATTAAGAAATATAGATACAAGCCTGAATGTAAGATTAGATGGAGAGACAGTTGTCGCACAAGATTTAACTAATGGTAATTTTGCTAATATAGCTAGCAGAGAGATCGCCATTAATAGCGAGGGCGCTAGCACCCCTTTATTCCCTCAGACTTTTATGCTAGGCGGTATAGTAAAAAGATATGGAACAGCAGGATTTGAAACTGGTGGCGCACCTTTTACCTCTAGTATGAATGGAAGGTTAGGCCCGTGGGCTATCTGGAGTAGGAAGCTAACCGAAACTGAATTAGAATATTTATATAAACCTGTTACAGCTCTTAACGATATAGATCCACAAATACCCTTTGTTCCACGCCCGTATTATGAATGCACTGGAAATTACACAGGTATAACTGGAGATCGTTTAGTAGCATGGTGGGATGGCACTACAGGCTTAATTCCAACCACAACTGAGATAGGCATGTTAGATATACACACAGGGTCGTTACACTTAACAGGTAGTGGATCATTTGCTGGTAGTGACGAAAGTTACAAAGAAGCTACTATAACAAAACTTAACAATGAAACGCCTCCATACCCTCGGTTTGGTGGTTTCCCAGGAACTGATGGATTTAGTTATGAACGAAACTCTAGTATATACTAAAACAGCTAAACAAGCTTTAGATAAAATCAAAGAGATCTCTCACAAAAACTTTACAATAGAGGTTTGTGGGTTTCTAGGTTACGACTCTAGCAAAAAAGAATATGTTGTAAAACTAGAGCGTAATGTATCGGATAAGCCGAAAGATCATTTTATGATAAATCCCCTAAATTATTTAATTTTTAAAGAGGATTACGAAATGATCGCTGTTTTTCATAGTCACGTTAATGGAGACGAAAAAGAATCAGATTTTGATGTGACTATGGCAGAGAACTGCTGTCAGGCTTTTTTAATATACAGCCTTAACACAAAAAAAATAAATATTTACACACCCAAAAACTTAGAGGGGAATGTAAATAAGCTAGAGAGGGTTAAGGCTATCAAATGACAATAGTAAAATTACATGGTATTTTAGGTAAGGAGTATGGTCATACTTTCAAACTTAATATAGGGAATCCAAAGCATATATTACAAGCTATTGATTGTAATAGAAAAGGTTTCATGAAAAGGTTGGTAGATTTACAATCTAATGGCCAAGGCTATGAGATAATAGTAAATAAAAAAAGAACATCTGAACCTTCTGAAATAGAACTCCACAAAAAGCCAGAACGAATTGACTTGGTTCCAGTTATAGTAGGTTCTAGTGGTCTTGAGCTAGTTCTAATTGAGAAGTTATTTTTTGCTATAGTTTTTGCAACTATTTCATATGCGTTGACTCCCAAACCAGAAGTTGACGCTTTAGAAATACAAGCAGGAGCTAATACTCAATCTTTAATATTTAGTAATCGAGTAAACGTGGCCAGCCAAGGTTCTCCAGTGCCAATAGGGTATGGACGTTTAAAAGTAGGAACACAAGTTATACAAGCAACAATAAAATCTTTCCCTCAATCAACAGATCCTAATTCAATATTAGTCGATAAAAACTATAAGGGAGAGGTTTCAATAAACACTAATCGGATTCAAGATAGTAGACCTAGATTTATAGAATGAAACATATTCTTAAAAAAATAAGTATAGCTGGTGCTGGAAGAGGTGGGAATCAACCCAAACCCCCAGTCTATAAACCACCCATACTAGGTGAGCTTCAATATGGAGCTTCTCATAGCTTTGCAGAAACAATAGATTTGATTAGTGATGGTCCGATTGAAGGTATAGTAGATCCTGATGGTAGAGTTTTAGATGGCATAAGACTATTACAAGGTATTTATTTAGATGACACTCCTGCTGCCATTAGTAATAGACCATCTGCTAACGAACAAATAACTGAAGTAGAAATTGAAGCAGCTCAAGAACTTAATGCTCAGTTAAATAATGGCTCGACCGCAGCTGTAACTAATATAAAAAGATTCTTTAGAGAGTTGGGTGAGTCAGATGAAAGATCTGATAGCGCGTTGATATCAAATCTACAAGCTGATCCTGCTGTAACCCCTCCAAACTTTGAATCTTATGCTTGGCCTGATTGTTCGCTATATTACAGGTTAGAATCTAAAACTATTGCTGAAAATTATGATGCCGATGAGGATATAGCTTTTGTAGAAAAGAAAAACAAAGAGGGTTTCGGATTAAGAGCTTTTGTTAAAGATGAGGAAGATAATAAAACATTTAACACTTTTTATAATGAAGAGCGTTTCACTACTTTAAGTCGGACGAATTCTAGGTTTAGCTATACCGATAGATTCCCATATGATCATGGCAGCGTTTACTGGATGGATAATACTAACGAAGCAAATTCAAAATTAATGCTATCGTTATATAGCAATTTACAATTAAACTTTTACAGCAGAGGGAATGAAACTCGATTAGACGTTAATGCAACTGCAATTGGAACTCCTTGGGCTACACGCGAAGTTACACCTAATCCAAATAATCCATTTAATGTGCAAAATAGACGAGATGATTGGGGTTCTATTCAAGCATCTTTCGGATCTTATTTTAGAGATGGTATAAAAAAAGTATACGATTTCATCAATACTGATGAATGCTTACAACCAATACTTGATTTTGTAGAAACAAATAGAAACGAGGATGGTAATAAAGCACAACTTGCATTAGCTGAAGCAGCATTATCTTCTTTTCTTTTAGAAACTCCTAACGCTACATTTAGAGATGGTTTTTTTGCGACACTATCAGATTCTTACAGTGATGAAGAGAAGCCATGTCTGATCGCAGCTGCTAAGGTAAAGGAAGAATCAAACGCAGAGTTAAATTTAAATATTTCTGTGGGGCAAGATGAGGATGGAAATTTAATTTTAGAAAACATGATAACTAGACCATTTGGAACTGCAAATGGTTACTCTGTGCAAACAAAATTAGAGCAAAGAGGTGTTAAAGTTTACGATGTAACTTGCCCTACTATAGACGAAGAAGGGACGCTGACTGGTGACATTCATGGATTTATAATATTTAAAATACCATTAGAAATACAAACTAATCAAGATAATTTATTAGAAATACTTCAAAGTCTTCGTGTTTCAGAATCAGATATAAGAGGTGGGTTTGGTCTAAATCGAGATGAAAGTTTAAATAGAATCTCAACCGATTATCAAAACAAAGGATATACCTATTCTGTCAATAAAGAAATTTATACTCTATTAAAAGATATAGAATCTTTCAGATATAGCAAAACTACAATACCTAGATCTTTATTAAACCAGTATAGTTTTAGTGATTTAAAATTTAATTTTTCGAACGTATTAGCTGAGTTTAGAGAGGGGTCAGAGTATCAAGATCCATTAAATTATTTTAAGAGTATTTTTATTGATCATGTATACCAAAGAGAATTATTTGGCCCTTTTAATGCTGATAGAATTGCCACTGGCCCTGAAACATCTAATGGTAAAGATGTAAAAAAATCTCAAACGAATGCGCCACAAA